TTGATACTGTTGCTGAAGGATTGCATATCCATGAAGCTGCACATTGCGCAACTACTGATACTCTTGCAACTTTATCTGGTGGTACAGTAACATACAATAATGGTACTGCTGGTGTTGGTGCTACTCTTACTCTTTCTGCTGGTTTGTCTGCTATTGATGGTCACACATTAAACAATGGTGATCGTATCCTTGTTAAAAACGAAGCAGCACAAGCAAACAATGGTATGTATGTTCGCACTAGTGCGACAGTTCTTACTCGTTCTGCTGACTTTAATACAGCAGCTGAAATAGGTGGCGGTGATTTTACTTTCGTTGAGAATGGTACTCTTTATGGAAACACTGGTTGGGTACAAACTGAAGAAGTATTAACTGTTGGTACAGATGCTGTTATCTGGCAACAGTTCTCTGGTACTGGTACATTTACAGCAGGTGCTGGTTTAACAATCGCTGGTACAGAGTTTAATGTCGGTGGTACTACAAATAGAATCACAGTAAATCCAGATAGTATTGATATTGCATCAACTTATGTTGGCCAAACATCTATTACTACTCTTGGTACAATTGCTACTGGTACTTGGTAAACAATGGTTCTAAGACTATCACTCTTGGTGGTAACTTTACACATAGTGGTGCTCATACACTAACTTTAACTACTACTGCTAATACTTCTGTTACTCTACCAACTACTGGCACTCTTGCTACTTTAGCTGGTACAGAAACATTTACTAACAAGACATTAACATCACCAGTTATTTCTGGTGGTACAATTGATAACGCATCAATCGGTGCAACAACTAGATCAAGTGGTGCATTTACAACTTTAGCAGCAAATGGTGCTGTTACATTTACTAGCAGTACTGACGCAACTAGCACTTCTGCAGCAGCAGTTGTTCTATCTGGTGGTCTTGCTGTAGCTAAAGCGATTTATGTTGGAACAAATATTACTGGTGCAGGTGCTGGCACATCTACTTTAGATGGCTTTAACATCGATGGTGGTACATACTAATACCTAAGTAAAGAGAGAGTTTTTACTCTCTCTATCTTTTTGAGTATCCTTTTTTAAGGTTAGAGAATGGCAAATAAAGTCTTACTGAAGAAGTCTTCAGTTGCGGCTAAAGTCCCGCTTACAACAGATTTAGATTGCACAGGCTCCTCTTAGATTTGCAGATTCAGATTCTTCTAACTGGGTAGCATTTAGAGCACCTGCAACAATAGCATCTAATGTAACTTGGACGTTACCTTCAGCTGATGGTACTACTGGGCAGGTTCTTAGTACTAATGGAACAGGCACTCTTTCTTGGACATCTGCAGCAGGTGGAGGTGGGGGATACGGAGATCTTGTAGAAATATCCTCTACAGGAATATCATCTTCTACAACAGTTTATTCAACTTCTGCCACAACATATCGTGGGGCTAAATATACAATACAAATAACTAATAGTACTGCATATGCTATGTATGAGTTTTTAGTTATGCATGATGGAACTTCGGTTTATTTCCCTTATAGTTCTTCTGGATACGCTGGAGACTCTAATGGAAATTTTCAGAGTTATTTTAGTGGAGATTATCTGCACAATTTAGCGACAATGTCTATTCAAGTCGGTTCTACGTTTCATGCATTAAACTGGACTATTAGTGGAGGGAATCTAGTATTCTCAGCTTCTTGTTCTTCAGGAACGATTAGTGTAAAGGGTGCAGTACTATTAATTAAGGCATAACATATGGCAGTCAATTCTAGAGAAACACTAAAACAATATGCTCTAAGAGCACTAGGATCTCCTGTGCTTGAAATTAACGTGGATGACGACCAGCTAGAAGATCGTATCGATGAAGCATTAGAGCACTGGAGACAATATCACTACGATGGTGTCGAGCAAATTTATATGAAAGCACAGATTCGTGCTTCTGAGATTGTCTTGACTGCTTCTGTAGCAGCAAACTTTCAACTATCAGAAAGAGTAACTGGTGCTACTTCTGGCGCAACTGCCACTGTTGTTAGAGAAACTACACGTACTTCAACAGGAACTTTACTCCTAGTTAAAAATATTACTGGCACATTCCAAGTTGGAGAAACTATTACAGGTTCGTCTTCAGCACAAACTGCAGTCACATCTACAATCACTAAACGTGAATACGATAACAAGTATATTGAAGTTAACGATTTAGTCTATGGTGTAACTAAGATTTTAAGTATAGGTCAAGCGTCGTCATCTAAGAACATATTCGATTTACAATATCAGTTGCGTTTGAACGACCTATACGACTTAACATCTACTTCTTTAATCTATTACAAAACTGTAATGAGTCACTTGGCTCTGTTGGATTTAGAGTTAAATGGTCATACGTCTTTCCGTTTTAATCGCAGAACAAATCGTGTATACCTAGACATTAATTGGGAACAAGATATTCCTCTTGGTGATTATGTAATTGTTCAGGGATATCGTGCATTAGATCCTGCAGAATTTTCAAAAGTCTGGAATGAATCTTGGTTTAAGAATTATGTCATAGCATTATTTAAGAAACAATGGGCAACTAACATTAAGAAGTTTTCTGGTATTCAACTTCCAGGTGGTGTAACTCTTGATGGGGATAAACTTTATGATGAGGCTATCACCGAAATAAAAGATTTAGAAGATACGCTATTGAATAAATCTGCTCCATTGGATTTCTTTATTGGATAATTAATGTCAGCAAATGTCTATTTTACTAATGGTACAAGATCTGAACAAGTTTTAGTAGAAGATCTTATCATTGAATCGCTGAAGATTTATGGTCAGCAGCTGTTTTACATTCCAAGAAAATTAGTCTCAAAAGATGAGATTCTTGGTGAAGATAGACTTAGCGAATTTAAAAGTTCTTTTCTTATTGAGATGTACTTTGAAAACGTAGATTCCTACGCAGGACAAGGTGCATTTATAAACAAATTTGGTTTAATGATGGAACAGTCTGCAACTCTTGTAGTTGCAAGACGTAGATGGGATCAATTCGTTGGTCGTTATGGTGTTACAATCGTACCAGAAAGACCAAACGAGGGAGATTTAATTTATTTCCCAATGACCAATTCCATGTTTGAAATTAAGTTTGTTCAGCATCAGGATCCATTCTATCAGCTTGGTAAGTTATACATTTATAAACTACAAGTTGAACTATTCCAGTACAGTAGTGAACGTATTGATACTGGAATCAAAGAGATTGATGCGTTTGAAACCCTCAAAACATTTACAACAAATGCTACTAGAAATTCTAGTGGCAGATTAAAACGCATCGACATTATCAATTCAGGATGCGATTATATCTCGCCACCAGATGTCTTTATTGGTCCAGATATAAATGGTGTTAATGCTACAGCAACCGCAGTATTGACTAATGGTAAAGTCACTGCAATAAATATAACTAATCCTGCTGGTCGTTATTATAGCCCACCTGGAATTGTTATATCGTCGCCACCAGCTGGTGGTGTTCAGGCATTGGCAGAAAGCATTGTTGAGATTGATATCGATATACCTGATTCCTTTGGCGATAATAATAAATTTAAAGAGGAAGCAGATGATATTTTATTCTCTGAAAGCAATCCTTTTGGAGAACTTACCGAATACACAAATCAAAGTATCGTTAGACCTATTGGATATGACAGTAATATTATAAAATCTGATAACGACTGCATAACAATGGATAACTGGAGATAAAATGGCACAACAACTTATTAATCTTGGAACAACTGCAAATGATGGGACAGGTGATCCTATACGTTCTGCGGGAACTAAAATAAACAGCAACTTTACAAGCGTACCGCAGACAATTAATGGTCTTGACGATCTATCAGATGTTCAACTAAACGCACCATTAGTTGCTACACAAATTCTAATGTACAACGGAACTAGATGGGGTAACACTACTCTACCATCCGCTGCAACTTTATTAAATGATTTAACTGATGTTACAATTAGCTCTCCAACAAATGGACAAGTTTTAAAGTATAATGGATCTCAGTGGGTTAATGGCACTGATGCTGGGCAAACAGGAAATCCATTTAATCAAGATTTAAATACTACAGACCAAGTAGAATTTGTTGCAACAACTGCTGACGAATATATTCTTGGTGGTTCTGGAACACCAACACTTGAATCAGAGACTGACATCTTCTTGTCAGCTGTAGGTAAAGTTAAAGTTATCACTAAGTCTGCATTTAAACTTGCAAGTATGACTACTGGAGAAAGAGATGCACTAACTGGTGTTGAAAATGGAGACATGATCTATAACACTTCTGTTAATAAATTTCAAGGTCGTGCTGCTGGAGCATGGGTTGATTTTCACTAAAGGTTTATAATGAGAGAGTATATCGTTAGTCTTAAAAAAGATGTTGACTACGATTCATATGTTTACACAAACGATGGTACTGGTGTAGATATTGTTGTTCATGATACGGGTATTCAAGCAAATCATCCAGAGTTTTTGGATAGACTTGGTATTAATCGTGTCCAACAAATAAATTGGTATACTGCATCTGGAATAACTGGTACACAGTCACCAAATCACTATAGAGATTTTCATGGGCATGGAACTCACGTTGGTGGTACGATTGCAGGTAGAATATATGGCTGGGCTAAAAACGCAAAAGTATATGCATTAAAGGTTGCTGGGTTAGAAGGTTCTGGTGACTCTGGAACAGGAATTTCTGTAACAGATTGTTTTGATGTTATTAAACTTTGGCATAGAAATAAACCAATCGATCCAACATTAGGTCGTAAACGTCCAACAGTTGTAAATATGAGTTGGGGATACGGAACTACTTTTAATAGTATTAATGATGGTGAATATCGTGGAATAGGATGGACTGGAACTACTAAAAATACTGCATATGGTATGACAGGAACTCCTGCTGGAAGACATCCAGTTCGTGTTGCTTCAGTTGATGTAGATATCGAAGAACTAATTGACGAAGGTGTTATTGTTTGTATTGCTGCTGGTAATGAATACACAAAAGTTGATATTCCAGGTGGCTTCGATTACAATAACTATTACAATAAAACTGGAGTTGGACAAGTATACTATCATCGTGGTATGAGTCCATACTCTCCTGAAGCAATTATTGTTGGATCAATAGATAGCACAGTATATGATGCAACAACAGATCAAAAATCTGTATTCTCTAATGCTGGTCCAGGTGTAGACGTATTTGCAGCTGGTTCAAATATTATGAGTGCATGTAGTACAACCAACGTGTTTGGTGGTAGTGCAGCTGCATATCATTTAGATGCAACATTTAAGCAAGCAAACATATCTGGTACATCTATGGCAACACCACAGATTGCTGGTATTACTACTCTATTCCTAGAAAATAATTTAACCGCAACACCTGCTCAAGTTAAAAATTGGATTAAATCTAAAGCATCATCTACACTCTATAGCACTTATACAGACGATGATTTTACTGATGAAAGATCTCAATGGGGCGGAGATACAAAAGTTGTTTGGGCATCAACTGCAGCTGGTGATGAAGTAACTCCAACTACTGGTGTTAGTTTCTTTAAAGGTGCTGGTGGTAAAATTACAAATATGGCTATGCGTAGAGTTCCACCAAGAGTTCTCGAATCATTTCAAAATTATGGATTTGAACAAGGTATTAGTGGATGGAGAGTTCTTGATAGAAGAGTAAGATTAAATCGCAACTCTGTAATCGCTGGATATCCGACACCAACAGACCCAACACCAAATCCAGGAAGTGGTCCAGGAGATGTGGCAACTGTGACACAACTTCCATCTTTTACATACAGATTAGAAACAGTAGACAAACCACCATCTGGTGAAACAAAGTGTTTAAGATTAACAATGGGAATCCCTCAATTTGGTGTGGTTCCTGCAGGTGGTATTATGTATGGTCCAGCTGTTTACAGTGACTTTTCAGTGCCATTTGCAGTTGGCGATACTGTTAAGTTTTGGTGGAAAGCATTGGCTGGTGGTGATGCGTATAATGTGTACTCATATTTGGTAAATCAATCTACTGGTGCCTACATTCAATTACTAGATGTTACTGGTCCAAATGTCAATCAAGGTACTAATTGGGCAGAAGTTTCTAAAGTTATTGGTGCTGGTGAACAAGGTAATTATGCCTTCGTGTTTATTGCTGGCTCTTGGGATTCTACTTTTGGTACTGTCATCGGTGGTGAACTGCTACTTGATAATATTCAAATTATAAAAGCATAAAATGTTAAACAACAACGTATTTTATCACGGAATTATTCGCAAGACGATCGTAGCATTTGGTCGTTTGTTTAGTGACATCTATATCGATCGCAAACAAGGTGACTCTGTAAACGGAACAACCATACAAAGATTACAAATTCCATTAGCATATGCACCAAAAGAAAAATGGGTTGTTCGTTTAGAGCAAGACCCAACTCTTGAAAACTATACATATACTTCTTTACCAAGAATGTCATTTGAGATTCTTGGATACAACTACGATGCCACAAGAAAATTAAATAGAATGCAACAAATTACTTGTGGTGAAGGAGAAAATTCTCTTTCCACAGTATATACTCCTGTTCCATACAATATCGATATTTCGCTTTATATTTTAACAAAGACTCAGGAAGATGGACTACAAATTCTTGAGCAGATACTTCCTACATTTACACCTGAATATACATTGACGATAAATCAATTACCAGAAATGAATATTAAAACCGAAGTGCCTATTATTCTTAATAGTGTTACGGTTGCAGATGAATATGATGGTGACTTCCAAACAAGACGATTTGTAACACATACTCTTAATTTCCAGTTAAAAACAAGTCTATTTGGTGCTGTTACTGGACAGGGTGTTATCAAACAAGTTAATGCTAACATTGGTTTGGATGAAGACTTTAGTAATCCAAATAGAGTTTTTGTGGCAACTGGTGATGAAACCAATGCTACTCTTACCTCAGAAAAATGGATGGACGACTTTTAATATATGGCTGAGATTTATAATAGTAATGCGAATCTGAAAGCAGCAAACGTAAGTGTAACATTTACACCTACGGAAATTCAAGAGTATATTAAGTGTTCTCAAGATCCAATATACTTTGTTGAAAATTATTGCTACATTGTTACGCTAGATCATGGTTTGCAACTTTTTAAGTTGTATGACTGTCAGAAACGCAAACTGGATGTTATACATAGTAATCGCCGAGTGATTCTTATGGAGGGACGTCAGCAGGGTAAGACAACTACATCTGCTGCCTACATTCTTTGGTATACATTGTTTCAGCCAAATAAAAACGTGGCGATTCTTGCAAACAAAAAAGACGCTGCACGAGAAGTTTTAGATCGTTATCAAACTATGTACGAGGGTCTTCCTTTATGGATGCAACAAGGTGTGTTAACTTGGAACAAAGGTGACATCGAGTTAGAGAATGGATCAAAAGTATTTACTGCA